TTTGTAATGGAAGCTCTTGAAGACTTTGCTATTCAAATGAATCAGGAAGCCGACTTCTTTACCACCCATGCACCATCAGTTCACTAAGGAAAATAACAATGACTTTTAAATCTAACGAGAATCCAATGTTCCGCTCCAAGTTTAGCGAAGACATCTTCAAACACAAGTATGCCCATGAAGGATGCATGACTTGGCATGACTTAGCTAAGACCTTGGTTGATGATGTATGTGGTGATCTTCTTACGAAGGATGAGGTAGGTACTCTTACAGAGATGGTACGAGAACTTAAGTTCATACCCGGTGGTCGCTATCTGTACTACGCTGGTCGCCCTAACAAGTTCTTCAACAACTGTTATCTCTTGAAGGCTGAAGAGGATAGCCGAGAAGATTGGGCCAACCTTAGCTGGAAGGCTGAGTCCTGCCTGATGACAGGCGGTGGTATCGGTGTGGACTATTCGGTCTATCGTCCAGAAGGTTCTGGTCTGAGCAAGACAGGTGGTCTATCCAGCGGACCTATACCTAAGATGCAGATGCTGAACGAAATTGGTCGCAGGGTTATGCAGGGTGGTAGTCGTAGGTCTGCCATCTATGCCAGCCTGAACTGGAAACACCGTGACATTGGTGCCTTCTTGGCAAGTAAGAACTGGTACGATATGGACGTAGGCCAGACAGGTTTCAGCATAGGTCAGGTCAAAGAACAGGACTTCAACTTCGCAGCACCACTGGACATGACAAACATCAGTGTCAACTATGACACAGAGTGGCTATTGAATTACTGGAAGACAGGGGAAGTAGGTGAGACGTTTATGACCAACGTCAGACAGGCTCTGAAGACTGCTGAACCGGGGTTTAGTTTTAACTTCTTTGATAAGGAAGATGAGACACTCCGCAACGCTTGCACTGAGGTGACATCCGCTGACGATAGCGACGTGTGCAACCTTGGTTCTATCAACATGGGACGCATCAGTAGCCTTAAGGAGTTCAGCCAGACCGTAGAACTAGCAACCAAGTTCCTGATGTGTGGTACTATGAAAGCAAAGCTGCCTTATGAGAAGGTCTATGAGACACGCGAGAAGAACCGTAGACTTGGCCTTGGTCTGATGGGTATGCATGAATGGTTAATTAAGAAAGGTCAGAAGTATGAAGTCAGTGATGAACTTCACCAGTGGCTATCAGTATACAAAGGTGTCAGTGATAAGGTTAGCAGAGAAACTGCTGATGAGTTTGGCGTTACCCGTCCTGTTGCTAATAGGGCTATCGCTCCTACTGGCAGCATTGGTATTCTTGCTGGTACTTCTACTGGTGTTGAGCCTATCTTTGCTGTTGCCTACAAGCGCAGGTATCTCAAAGGCGGTAACAAGTGGCACTATCAGTACGTTGTAGACAGTGCAGCACAGGAGATCATTGACCTGTATGGTGTGAAACCTGATGGCATTGAGTCTGCCTTGGACCTAGCCAGTGACTACAAGCGTCGGATGAAGTTCCAAGCTGACGTACAGGACTATGTTGATATGTCCATCAGCAGCACGATCAACCTGCCAGAGTGGGGAAGCAAGCTTAACAACGAGGACACGGTGGAGGACTTTGCTAATACCCTCGCTAGTTACGCTCACAGGCTGCGAGGTTTCACGGTGTACCCTGATGGGTGCAGAGGTGGACAGCCTCTATCTTCAGTGTCCTATAGCGAGGCTGTAGACAAACTGGGAGAGGAGTTTGAAGAGGGATTGGAGACACATGACATCTGTGACATCACAGGACATGGCGGAAGTTGTGGAGTTTAAGAGTCCCTGTGTGAACGTGTGTCAGCTAGAGAACAGGACACACAACATGGTCTGTATAGGTTGTCTGAGAACGCAAGAGGAGATTGCAGATTGGACGACCTATACAGAACTTGAGAAGGCAAGAGTTCTCGAAAGGGTTAAGCCTTCTTCCCTGATGGAGTGACAGACCAGCTTACTCTGCTTGGGCCAGTCTTTTTACTAGCTTCCATTTTAGAAATACGGGAGGCTACAGACTTAGGTCTACAGGCAGGGTAAGCTCTCTTGTCGTTCTTACCGCTTCGACCACAAGGCTTACCTGTCTTAACGTCAGTCCATTCCTCACCAAACCATTTACCAAGACCACCCTTAGCCATTCTTCTTAGCCTTCATCTTAGCAGTCTTTGACAGGTCTTTGAAGTGGTACAGACGTTGGCTGGTTTTGCCGTGAGTTTTACCTGAGTGTAGCTGACCATTAGGCATCTTATGCATACCGCCCTTGTGTTCTTTCCCGTCTCTGAAGTAGTGCTTCATTCCTTTAGCCATTATGATTTCCTCTTTACACGGTTGTCAGCACCCTTCCAAGAGCCTCCCATTCTTTTGTATTCCTTAGCAGCCCAAGCGTTTGCATAGGCAGATGGATATACCTTGAACTTTCGTTTAGCCTTGGCCTTTGCCTGTGACCACTTAGATGGGTCTTTGGGTATTGATTTAGATTGTGCCATTATTCTTCCTCTTGCTGTTGTCTAACTAAGGGTTTACCAGCCAATGCGGCAACCTTAGCTTGGTTTAATCCTGCAGCTAGTATATCTTCATTTCTAATAGGAGCTTTGTAATTGGCTAGAGCTTCTGCTGTTCTGAGGTTTGCTTTACTAGCACTACCAGAGCCAGCCCCTACTTTTCTACCGGAAACTGGAAGTCCTGCGGACATGGCTGCTTCCACTTTCTGCCTGATACCTTCTGCCCTTGGCATACTTCTCTCAACCACACCCTGTTCTCCCTTAGCAATCTTTGCAAGGTCAAACTCAAAAGGAGTTACAGTAGTTATCATACGGCTCTTAGCAAGAGGAGCTTTAATAGCAGTGTCTTTGATATTTGTTTTACCACCTGTAATTTTATTAAGTTTAGAAAGAGGTATGTTCAGCAGATCGTTTTCATCCGAAACCATTATAATCATTCTACCATTAGGTTTAACAGTACTAGCGTAGTTTACCCCTCCTAACTCAACGGCATCGCTTCTCATACTACCCATGATTATAGGAGCTTCGTTGTCTTTTAACACACCGGCTTTGTTTCTTATCTTAATAGGAAGTTTCTCGTAAGCAACACCGTCTCTCATTACAATTTTATTTTTCTTTCTAAGCTCTGCTATTTTTGCTTTGCTTTTCACAGGCTTCTTCAGATCAGGTGCGTTCTCAAGTGCCTTGAGAAGATTCCTATTGCTTGTGAAAGTACCTCCTTGAAAGACAGAAGCAAGCTGCTTTCTGTTTACACCACCAAACGGGTCTTTTCTTCCCGCCCTTACAGGGTCTATGAGTTTTCCAGATGCTCCTGTAGTTGGATTTCTAAGAGCCATGCGGTAGTTTTTTTCAGGGTTTACATTCCACGCCTTCTTTATCTCCCTGAAAGCTGTATCGGCCTCTCCTTTCGAAAGATCAGTAGACCCTTTTACAAGATCATAGTATGATTTAGAACTTAGATCAGAAAAACCTCTAAAGTCTAGCCCATCAAGAGCAGCTAAGAACTTAGGCTGCTGCCTGTCGTACTGTTCATAATACAACTTGTTAGCGTTTGCCTGACCCATTACTTTTTTAAGGGCTGTTGATCTTTCCGTACTAAGTGTTCTAATTTTCTCAGTAATTTTATTCTGTTGCTTTCCTGTAAGACCCGGCTGCAAAAGTTTATTTTCTAGCTTTTCAATTTTTGATGGAATCTTGTCATACTTGTTAAGCTCTTGTTGAGACACTCGTTTAAGATTAACAGGAACCCCTCCTTCTCTTATGTTTGCTCTTGCTTGGGGACTTAACCGTTGTTCCGCTACATTGGCAATTCCCTTAACAGCAGATTCGGACAAACCAAACAGTCCAGCAAGAGGACTTCCATAGAAACCCCTTATATAATTAGGAAGATTTTCTAAGCCCTCAAGAGCTTTGTCTTCAAAATACTCACGGGCAGGTCTAGAGGCATCCCCAAGAAATCTTAAAGCTCTAGCAAACGGAACAAAGTTAGTACCTATTGCAGCCGCGTTAAGAACAGAAGGGTCTTTAGCCATAGCTACTGAATCTGCAGCCACACCCGTAGCAGTACCGACATAAGGTACTGGAGACGTTACAAGAGCAGCCTTGTCCAAAGTAGACATGTCATTGAACATTCCCTTTGCAGCCTCTTTAGTAAGTAGGCCTCCTATCAGCGCATCTACAGCAGGAGGGGAGCTAGTTTGAAGTAGCTCGTCCCTGATAGACTTAGTAATTCTATCAAACATTCCCATTACTCAGACGCCCTTTCTTTTTCTTTCCGCTCCATAGCTTTCTCAGCACCCCCACCAAACCACATATATGCAAGGTTACCGTAGCCGGGAATAACTTTTAGAATCTTAGTTGTTTCTGTGTCTTCTGCATTCAAGTCAATCCCGCCTTTAACAATGTTGTCCAGAAGAGTAAGAGGGGGAGCGAGAGTATTGGCAAAGGCCTGTGTCACCTCGCCCCTTTGCAGATATTTTTCTGAAGTGTACTTGCTTAAACCGTAGATGCTGAGAATGGCCCACAGTGCTTCATCTGGCAAATCCTCTACACGGGACAACTCCTGCCCCGACATAATTTTCTTTACCTGATCAATGCCTACACCGGAAGCACTGAGGTACGCACCAAGTCTGACTGCAGTCATAGCAGCCTTAGCTTTGTTTCCTTTTTTGTACTCCTGAATAACATTACGGCGTACAACATCTCCCTGCTTAAGTGCAAAAGATTTTAGCATGTACACAAGCCTATAGTTTCCCGCTGTAAGGTAACCGGGAGGAAGCTCAGAAAGAGTAATAGGCTGTAGATCGGCAAGCTCGTTAAACAAAAGAAATTTAATATCTTCAGTAACTCTTTTGTTTTTAAGATCGTCTACAACATTGTCCATGTTATCAGGAAAAGTATTCTTCCATTTATCTCTAAAGGCTTGCTCACCCTTTGGAGTACGCACGGCTTTTCGGTTAGAACGGTAAGCAGCGTTTACTGTAGTTTCTTTAGAAAGCCTATCAACAAACTTAAAGCCAGAAGCTTTAAACGTAGTCTCCAAAGCTTTAGAAAGTATGCTTGGATCGTTAAACTCTCTGGATATCTGGTCATCCATGATCTGTGAAAGCTTCACTTTCTTAGGCAGCATGAGGGAAATAAACGTGTTGGACGCACCCTTCAGTGCTGCCGTGACTGCAAGATCACCCATCTGAACTAGAGCAGAAAGAGAATTGGCAATGGTATACAGATAACCAGATTCTTTGACAGTGGCGGCTACCTTGCCTAACGGTGTTTCCCCTTGAACAAACCTAGCCTTAAGCAAATCAATAGCTTTCTGCTGATCCATAGGGGACAGGCCAGCCAGTTCTTTTTCTACAAAGGAACCTATTGAACCGTCAATATCAACAGTTCCGTCCTGTTTCAAAGAAGGAGAAATAAACGTACCGTCTTTTCTTTTATTTCCTACACCTAAGAATTTATTACGTTCATAATAGTTAATGGCTCCACGAACATAGTTTTCTATTGCTGCTTCTGGCTCTGCGTAGAAAGGAAGCAGGGAATTATCTACATCGACGCTTCGGCTCTTAAGAAAACTAGCACCGGGAGTGTCAATCCCAGCAGCACGTCCCTTGAGTACGGCGTTGTTAATTGATTCCCTCTTAGCAAGAGGTATGTCCTCTACCTTAATCTTGTTATCTTTTGCATAGGCAGCTTGAGCAGCTTTAAAAGGTCCGGCATGTCTAGGGTTTCCAGTGTCCAAAGCTTTGAAGAGTCCCTCTTTATCTTTGACAAGGCGAGGGAAATAGTTAACAAGACCTCCTTCGTCTCCAATACCAACAACAGGTTTCAATTCATCAAGAACTTTTCTGACTTCTTGAAAGTTTGTAAACATTGTATCACTGACGCGAGACATAAGTTCTTCTACTCTGGAAAAACCTTTAGTATCTGCATTGGCAAGCTCCCTTGCAATTTCTTTTTTCAGAGGACTATCGCCAAGAGCCTTCATCTCCTGCTGAAAGGGTCGAATCCGGGCCATGTTCTCTTTAGTGCGATTAATTGTTTCGTATTCAAATCTACGAAGTCTTGCACCCATGGCTGGCGAGACGTTATTCAACTGTGTGGAAAGAATACCAAGAACTTTATCTGCAGCAGGGCTGTAGAACCTAGACGCTGCACTATCTTTTGTGATTGCCTTAGACCTAGAGAACTCAGGAACAGCAGCCTCTATTAAGTCTTCAGGCTTCATCTTAGTTCTGTCCAGCGAGTTTAGAAACTTCCGTTGAGATACCCCTGCTTGAGCAGCAAGACGTGGAAGTGACTCAGCAGACAAGCTTCCCCACGGAGATGCCAGTTCATTGTTGACTGTCTTCTGCACCTTAGCCACCGTCTTACGGGCAGTCCTGTCAGCCAGTTTCTTTCCAACAACACTGGCTCCACCGGCAAACGCGCCGCCAGCAACGGTCATTACCGCCATCTTACCGGGGTCTACCTCACCTGTCTTAGAGTAGTCCTCCAGACCACTGTATGCCGCTCCTAAGCCAGCACCCCCTACAAAAGCACCTTTAATTCCCTTGGTAAAAGGTATTAGAAGAGAGGGATCAGTAATATCCCCGGCTATTCCACCTAGTGTAGCACCTATGTTACCTTCATCTGGAGTAAAATCATATCCGTACTCTTCTAAGAGAAGACGTTCCTTTGCCCTGTACAGCATTTCCCTTCTTTCGGCAGGAGTAGCTTTATCAAAACCTTCGCCATAGTTTTCATTTACATCTCCATCCAGCCAGAAATCATAGCCGGTTGCTATAGTAGCTGCGTCCAAAGCATAGCCCATCAGACCATCGCTTTTATCATAATGGTACTTAAACTGCTCCCATGTAGAGCCGGACTTGTCCTTGACAATTCCCTTGTCTTCGGTGTACCTATCGCCGGGTTCAGCGCCTTCCTCCTGCATCCAAGGGTTTACAGCGATATCCTCAGCAGTCAGAGACAAGCCTACTGGAGAAGGCTCCTGATCTTCAGAAAACTTTCGGATAAGATTTCCTTCTTCGTCTATCTCGTCTCCCGGCTGGACACGATACTCCTGATACTGAGTAGTGTTTCTTATGTCTTCTAGAGTAACTACATAATTAGCCATGCTTTCTTACCTCGACGATGGTTTTGGCATCGGGCTGTTTATCCCACCCGTAGAAGTTCTAACGGAACCTTGAGGCATTGCTGCTGGTTGAGGCGCTCCAATAGTAGGCGGTTTTTTAAAAGTTCTTCCCCCGCCTGTTTTTGCAGCGGGAGCTTGAGAAGACTTAAGAATTATCTTAAGAAGTTCTAGTGTTGATTTATTTTTGTAAGCTTTTTGAGTTCTAAGTTTTGCCATCGTTTCGACAACAGCTCGAATGTTTTCTTCATTGGGTTTCCCAAATGTTGATCCAACGTTGTCTTTAAATTTTGAATCAAATGCCTTTGTAATCTCTGGGTTATCTGTTATGTATTTTTTCACGGCTTTTTTTTCGGATTCACGAAGCTCACTGTACTTGTCTCCACCTGTACCCATCGTAGCAGTTCTTTTTTCCAACAACTTAATTTCTGCTTCCATTTTTTGTTTTTTAAGAGGGTCTAGTTCTGCATCAGCCTCAGCTTTTTTTCGTGCCAGTTCGGCTGTTGCCTTACGAAGATCAAGTCCTTCTTCTTGAATATCGAGTCCTCTTTCAGCCCTCTTTTCCGCTGCCTCAGCCCTTCTCATGGTTCCCATAGATGCTGCTTGCTGAAGAAACTCTTTAGCTTCATTCATATACCCACGTTTAACAAGCTCTGAAAATCCTAGCCTTGCTTCTGCTTCTGTAATATTACCATCAGCAGAAAAGCCACTAAGAAGCTTCATCATCTCATCACGGTCCTTGTCAAGCTTAACCGCAGCTTGCATACGAGGATCAAGACGTCTACCTTCTCCGGTCAACATACCGCCTATGCCACCAGCTATGTCTCCAACGCTCTCACGCATACCCTGAGTAGCTCTAGCAACAGTGGCAACCAGAGGGTCCATGCCAGCACCTGCTTGCTGAATACG